TCATGGCGTAGGCTGTGTTGATGACCGCAGCCGTTTGGTCGGTCGTGTCGTAGAACGACCCATAGCGCAAACGCTCAAGTTGCGGCGTGTAGGCCGGCGCCAGTTCCAGCGCCTGTATGCTGCTCTGCAAGTTGGTCGGATCAAACGCCGCCTGTTGCGAGGCTTCCAGCGCCTGCAACGCCGTGAGGATAGGCCCGAGATCAGACGACAGGGTACCGGACGACAACTGCACAGCCGATGCAATGGCGTTGATGTCGATGTCCTGCGCCAGCGGGCCTTTTTGAAAGTCTTCTAGCGAGATCGTGCTGCCGCCCGTTTGGTTGAACAGGCTCAGGAAGAACAGATACCACTCGCGCGAGATCAACCCGTTTCTAGGGTCCATCAAGGGTACGCGCGGCGGCGTGATGTTGGTGATGTTAGGCATCAGTACCGCTGATCTGCAATTCCGCGCCCATGATGGCAAGTTTCACGGGGTCGGTACCGGACACCTCGTAAACGCGGTCGCGGATTTTCATGGTCATGCCAAGACGGCGCCAAATGGTGCGGTATCCGAAAGCGCCGAGCTTGCCCATCGAGCGCCAGTGTTCGTTCGACCAAGTGTGACCGCCATCGTCAGACCACCGCAGCATAGCCTGCGGGTCATATCCCGGCGCGGCCAAATAGCTGGTTGTTGTCAAATAGACCGGCGGCGTAAAATCGTAAGGCGGGTTGGGCGCATCAGCAATCGTTTCAAAATTGTCGTTTGCTTCTGTTGTAATGACCTCGCCGCTTTCTGTCACAAGATCGTTTTGCGTGTATTCGGCCAAAAGAAAATCGCCGTTCTCCGCGGCTAAATCTTCGGCGGCATATGCCGGGTATTGAGCAAGACCAACGCCCGTTTCGCAGTCCAACTGCAAAGCGTGCTGGGCCGTGCGCGTGAGGTTGTTCTGGCCTGTCGGCAACGCCCGCCACGACCGCAACCAGCGTTGCACCTCGCCGTTATAATCGTAGTTGTTCAAGTCAAAAGCGTAAAGATTGCCGTTTTCGTAATCTCCGACGAGATTTTCGTTGTTATAGAAAACCTGCGCCTGCGCACGATAGCGCGTCCATTGGTTGTCCCACCCGGCACGTTCATGCCACGCACCCGTCGAGGCGTCGTAGACCCATGTTTTGGCGGCCGTAGGAAACACCAGCACGTAGAAGGAGTGACCGTCCTGTTGGTACGTGAACCCAATAGCGTCCGTCATCGAACCGTACTGTTGAATTTGCCATTCAACCGCATGCGTTGAGATGCGTTGGCCTTGATAACCATTGGCGACGTAGACAATACCCTGCCCTCGGTCGTCCTTGCCCAACCAGTAAACTTGGTTGTTCATCTTGGCGACGCTGTAGCGGGCGGCGCAGCCTAACTCGTTGAAAGCGCCCTGAATACGCACAAGCGGGAAATCCGACAGACCTGCGTTGTACCACACCTCTGTTGAGTTCTTGCCGAACAGCCATACTTCGCGGTGGTCTACGATCATGCTGACGACGTCGTCGGGGTCGCCTTCGGCGCTGACGAAGTCCAGCGGATCGACGCTGGTTCCGTCGAGAAGGGCCGTCACCCAAATGCGCTGACTGTTGGGCTCGATGAACACGAAATAGCCGTCCAGATAGTCAACAACCGACGCGCCGGGAAAATCTGGGTCGGTGATTTGCGCAAACACGCCCGTCGAGGTGTTATAAATGTATCCGTCAGGGTCAGCAGCAATCATGATCTGGGTGCCGTTGTCGGCCATAGTAACCGGGTTTGTGCCCGCGATTGTTCCCTTGGCCGTAGCAACGTAAGATGACGACACTTGGTAAAAAGTGTTGCCCGAAACTACGTACATATACGAGTTATGTTGCCATAAACCGCGAATAGGCCCCGTGCCGACAGTGACACGAAGCGGCAGTCCTGGTGCGCGCTGAAGAAAAGCAGGCTGTTTGCCGCCTTCCGGCACGACTTCAGGGAACAAGTTTACCATGCGGTTATCCGCAGCGTTTACGCTGCGGGCCGTGTACGCTGAACCAAGGATCGGCGTCTGCATCGGTTAAGCCAATACCGCACCACGAAGCGAAATAGCCCACCAATCAGTACCCAAAAACTGAAGGATGCAAGCGTCGCCTATAGCATTGAATGTAATAGTCGTACCGGCGCCGAGATTAGTCGGTGTCAGTACGCCTGTGTCGCCGCCTGCGGCCTCCGCAACGTAAACAATGGCCTTGGTCTGCCCTTCGACGCCATCCGCTAAAGTCAAGGCATTACCTGTTCCCGTCGAGGTAAATTTCGTGACTGGCTGAGTGATGTTGATTGCGCCAGGCCCAGACAGTGCCTGCGCAGCACCTATCACAGGGCCGTTAAAAGTTTGACTGCCGGTAAACGTCTGCGCTGCGTCTGTCCGCGCAATGGACGCGCTGGTAGACGGGAACGTCATTGTCGTGCTGTCTGTACCCGCCAGCGTGAGTGAATGGTTGGCCGTCAGCGTTTTGCCATCAGCAATTGTCAGAGTGGCGCTGGTAGCGGGCGCCGTTATAGCAACCTTATTAACAGACGTAGCCGTTGCGACGCCAAGCGCCGGAGTGACCAGCGTAGGGCTGGTAGACAAGACTACGTTACCAGTGCCCGTAGATGTTGTAACTCCAGTGCCGCCGCGCGCTACGGTTAGCGTACCTGTCGTACCCGCAACAATTGGCAGCCCTGTAGCACTGGCAAGCGACGAGGTGCTAAACAGAAGCGCGTTGGTCAGTTTCTTGGTGATGCCCCCCTGCACAATTGGAATTTCATCCGCAGCAGTGGCTGTGGTAGCGGCAGGAAGTTGGGATATAGCAACGGTGGTCATGATTTACCTCAGTAGTTTCCTGCGAAAATGTTAAACCTTTGCCTGGTCGCCACGATGCTGTAGGGCAGCGCCATGATGTCGTCCGGGTTGTTGATGCGCTTCAGGTTGCGCTTGGAGGTCATGGCGATGCGCTGCACCTGCCGGGACGGTTCCACGCCAAATTCAGGGGCCAGTTCGCACGCCAGATTGTACCGGAACGCGCGCAGGTAGCCGGGCGGAAAGGCCAGATCCGTGCTGAGCGTCGCCGGCGCGCTCAGTTCCTGCACCGACACGATGTGGAACTCCAGCACTTTGGTCGGCACCGGGTAGACGTACATCTCGATGTTGGGGTACGTCATGTTGACCCACAGCACCTGCGGGTAGGTGCTGGTCACGGTCTTGACGGCAATACCGTTGTACTGCTGCTGGTTGATCAGCTTGAGGCCGAACGAGATGCCGCTTGACGGGTCGCGGAAATAGGAAGCGTCGTCCACCAGAACGGGGCGCAGGGCGACGATGTCGCCTGTCGGCCCCATCGTGCGCGAACGCTGACTTGGCGGCCACGTAACAACTTGATCTTGGGTTGAGAAAACTGCCAGACGTTCAGTGTTCCAACTGTCGATCATCTGGTTCATGGCGACAAGCGCGTCCTGCGCGGTTTCGGAGGAAGGGACTTCGCCTTCCGCCAACTGACCAATGAGCCGCAAAGAACCGTAAATGATGTCGCCAGCCGTGGTCATGCTAATCGTCCTTCCGGGGGCGACCGCGACGACGCGGAGCCTCGGCCATCACGTTAGCCTCAACCTCGGCGTCTGGCAAGATGGCGTCGGGTTCTACGTCATCCTGGAGGTCTTCCAGTTCAAACCGACGCCACCCATTCGTCTCGTCGTACTGCGCCTCGGCTTCCATCGTCGCGACTTTAACGCCGTGCTTGGGGTGCATGAGGTAGATTGTGGTCATGTTTTTCCTGTGTGAAGTCGGGCGGCCCGAAGACCGCCCGTGAGGTTACGCGATGAGGCTCAGCGCCTGAAGCCGACTTTCAAGCTGCGCAACGCGCGTTTGAAGATTGGCGATGACGGCCAGAACCGAATTGCCTTCGTCCTTGGTCACAAAGCCAAAAGGCGTCGTGGAGGTCAAGTCCTGAATGGCGTAATCCGGCGTACCAGGAGCCGTTGAGGTGATCGACGTCAACTGCGTCGTCAGGGCTGCGCCCTTGGCCGAATAGACCGGGTTGTCGATGGTGGCGCCGTCGAGGTACGGATCCTCGTAGGCAACACCAACAGGCTTTGTATTGGGCATGTTGTTCTCCTTGAAGGGTTAAGCCCCCGCCGAAGCGGGGGCCTGTTGCTTACGAAATCGCGTACAGCGCCCAGGAACTGTCGCCCAGACGACGCGCGCGGAAAGCGCGAACCGTGCCGGCCGTGGCCGCGACGGTCATCAGACCCTGCGAACCGCTGGAGCCAATCGTCCAGCCGGTGTTGGTCGTCATGGTGATGACGCCAGAGCCGGTGACATTGATAACGCGGAAGTCAAAGATCGTACCGACCTTGGAGTTGGTCAACAGCGCATCAAGGTCCGAGGCCAGCGGCAGCGTGTACGCTGCCGTGGTCGTCGGAGAGCCGAGGATGATGCCGTTGGTCAA